GGCTAGGCGTAGGCCCAGAGCCCAGTTATACCAAGGGTTCTGGCGATATACCCCCTCCCCGGATGCAGAGAATATGACTTTTGTCTAAAGTCATAGGCTTAGTCATAATGCTGGCATGGCAAGACTTTTCACTCAGTCACAGGCAGCGGCGATGCTTGGCGTTAGCCAGTCTGCAATCAGCCGCGCAATCCAAAATGGGCGTCTCAAGACCGTCAAAAATGACGACGGTAAGCCGTGTTTAGACGCCGATACGCTGCTGGATCAGTGGAATGCAACGACTTCGCGCCCGATAAAGGTGCGTAGCGACGGAACACTGCACAACCGGCACCAACGGAAGCCGCATCACCCGAACGACCCGTACAAGGGGGACTACGCCGCCACCCTGGCACTGCCTACTGGCTCGGATGTCCCCGACTATGCGGAGTCGAAAGCCAGGACGGAGTACCTGAAAGCGGAACTGCTGGAACTCCAGCGGCGGGAGAAGGAGGGGCAGCTGATTGATGCGGAGAAGCTGCGGAAGGATTCCTTCGCCCTCGGCAATCAGATGAAGGAACTGCTGATGGGCATCGCCGACCGGTTGGCGCATATGTGCGCGGCTGAGGATGACCCGGCGAAGGTCCACCAGTACATCACGGAAGAACACCGAAACGCTCTGAGGGCATTTTGTGACGCTGCTGATTGATGTCCGTGCATTCAGGGATGGCCTGCGCCCCCTGGAGCCGTTGACGGTGAGTGAGTGGGCCGACCGTTACCGGAAGTTGTCGAGTAAGGCATCCGCAGAGCCCGGCCCGTGGAAGACATCCCGCACCCCGTACCTGCGTGAGGTGATGGACGTGCTGTCGGCGGAAGACCCGACGCAGCGGGTGGTGTTCATGGCCGGTGCCCAGGTCGGAAAGACAGAGGCTGGGTCGAACTGGCTGGGGTACGTCGTCCACCATGCGCCCGGCCCGATGCTGCTGGTGCAGCCCACCGTCGAGATGGGTGAGCGTCTGGTGAAGCAGCGGCTGAATAGCCTGATTGCCGAAACCCCCGTCCTGGCCGAGCGCATCGCGAACCCGCGCAGCCGGGACAGCGGGAACACGATGACCAGCAAGGAATTCCCCGGCGGCATGATGTTGGTGACCGGAGCGAACAGTGCGACGGGGCTCCGGTCGACGCCTTGTCGCTACATCTTCGCGGACGAAATCGATGCTTTCCCGCAGGACGTGGACGGCGAAGGTGATCCGCTGTCGCTGGCTGAGAAGCGGGCCACGACGTTTGCCCGGCGCAAGATTTTCATGACCAGCACCCCCACGGTGAAGGGGCTGTCCCGCGTCGAGAGCGAGTACGAAATCAGTGACCAGCGGCGCTACTTCGTGCCGTGCCCTCACTGCAAGCACAAGCAATATCTCCGCTGGGCCAATATGCGCTGGACGGACGACGACCCGTACACGGCAGCCTACGCCTGCGAGTCGTGCGGCACCCTCATCGAGGAGCGGTACAAAAGCTGGATGCTGGTCAACGGTGAGTGGCGTGCGACCGCACCCGGCGATGGCCGCACGGTCGGATTCCATATCTCATCGCTCTACTCACCGTTGGGCTGGAAGTCTTGGGCCGACTGCGTGGCCGAGTTCCTGCGGTCGCGCAAAGACAGAGCGATGCTCAAGACGTGGGTGAACACCACGTTGGGTGAGACCTGGGATGACGAAGTCGGTGGCCGCGTCGGTGCCGAGGCACTGCGTGACCGGGTCGAGTTCTATCGAGCCGGGCGGCTGCCCGAGGGTGCCTGCGTCGTCACGATGGGTGTGGACGTGCAGGACAATCGCCTCGCCGTCAGCACCTGGGCGTGGGGCCACGAAGAGGAAGGCTGGCTGCTCGACCACGTCGAGATATTCGGCGACCCGGCCCGGCCAGAGTTGTGGAAGCAGCTGGATGAGATGCTGAACCGTCCCATCCCCCGCGAGGATGGCCCACCGGTTCGCGTCCGGGTCTGCGCCATCGACAGCGGCGGGCACTTCACCGCTGAGGTGTACCAGTTCACGCGGGAGCGGAAGCACCTGGGCGTCATCGCCGTGAAGGGGCAATCGCAGCGAGGCAAGCCGCCCATCGGCAAGCCTGCGAAGGTGGACATCAACTACAAGGGCAAGTCGCTGAAGAAGGGTGCCGAGGTGTACCCGGTCGGCTCCGACACCGTGAAATCGACGATTTACGGGCGGCTGCGGCACAACGAACCCGGACCGGGATTCCTCCACTTCCACGCCGACGTGCCCGTCGAATACTTTGAGCAGCTGACATCCGAAGTGCAGAAGGTTCGCTACCAGCGCGGGTATCCCATCCGCGAGTGGACGCTGAAGCCCGGCCAGCGTAACGAAGCACTTGACTGCGCTGTCTACAGCTACTCAGCACTACAACTGCTGTATACACGCTACGCACGGCAGACGTTCTGGCAGCAGATGCAGGAGGAACTGGAAGCCGGAAAGATGAATCACAGTGATTCAGAAGCCAGATTGCAGCAGTCTCGCGCCAGACGTACCATTGGGACAGGCCCGTCGTTTGTGACGAACTGGTAATGAGCATCCCTACTGTTATCAGAGCAGGCGACACGGTCGTTTGGACCGACCGTTCGGGTCGGGACAATCTTGGCAATCCTGTAACCTCGGCTGACTACAGCCTGACGTACTATCTGCGGACCAATGCGACATCTGAGGGGGCCACGGTCGTCGGCACCCCGGAGAACGACGGGTGGCGGCTCACTATTCCCGCAGCCACGTCGGCTAACTTCGATGCTGGCGTCTGGTTTTTCCAGGCTGTTGCGGCTGGGAACGGTCAGACCCTGACGCTGGGTGCTGGTCAGTTCACTGTCGAGGCGTCTCTGGCCTACTCAGGTCAGCCCGGTGCCTACGATGGCCGGTCGCAAGCGCAGAAGGATCTCGATGCCGTTCAGGCGGCGATGCGGGCGATGATTTCCGGTGGTGCCGTGCAGCGGTACACCATCGGAAATCGTGAACTGTGGAAGATGACCGTCGCTGACTTGATGGCGTTGGAATCGAAGCTGAAGGCTGACGTGGCCCGCGAGAAGAAAGCCGAGTTGATTGCCAATGGCCTCGGCAACCCCCATGCCGTCTTCGTGAGGTTCTGACGTGGGCATCCGTTCCGCAATCCGTGAGCTATTCCGCCCCGAGAGACCGCCCCGCATCCGACGTTACCAGGGGGCTGACATCAGTCGCCTCACCAGCGACTGGGTGACCAGCGGCACCAGCGCAGACAGCGAAATCAAAGGCAGCCTGCGCACCCTGCGCAATCGAGCCCGGCAGCTGGTGCGGGACTCTGACTTCGCCCGGCAGGCTCTGCGCAGCATCGAGAACAACGTCGTCGGCCAAGGCATCGGGTTTCAGTCCCAGGTGCGGATGCAGCGTGGCGGCGGCCTGAATGAGTCCGTCAACGACGCCATCGAAGAAGCGTGGCGTCGGTGGTGCCGGAAAGACTCCTGCGATGTGGCCGGAAAGCTGTGCTTCTCCGACATTGAGCGACTGGCTATCCGCAGCGTCGCGGAGTCGGGTGAAGTGATTGTGCGGCTGGTGAAGCAGCCGTTCGGCAGCAGCCCGGTCCCTCTGGCTCTTGAAATCATCGAGGCGGACCTGCTGCTGGATGATTTCAACGGTCGGTCACCGGAGACCAACAACGAAGTCCGCATGGGCGTCGAGGTGAACCGGTGGGGTAGGCCCACTGCGTACTACTTCCACCAAGGGATGCGGCACCCCGGCGACTATCAGTTCACGGCGCAGGACTTCAGCCGGGCGAAGTACGTCCGCATCCCCGCCGATGAAATCATCCACCTGTTCCGTGTCGAGCGGCCCGGCCAGAATCGTGGGGTGACGTGGTTCGCCTCCACCATCCAGCGGATGCACCATCTGGCGGGCTACGAAGAAGCCGAGGTCGTCGCTGCTCGGGCAACGTCGAGCCTGATGGGGTTCATCACGTCACCCGAGGGCGAACTGTACGGGGATGACGTTGTCGAGGGGCAACGGGTCACTCAGTTCGAGCCCGGCGTGTTCCGGTATCTGGAACCCGGCCAGCAGGTCACCATCCCGCAGATGTCCCGCCCCGGTGGTGAGTTCGACCCGTTCATGCGGGCGATGCTCCGGGCCGTCGCAGCGGGTGTGGGCTGCTCCTATGAGTCCATCAGCAAAGACTACAGCCAGACGAACTACTCATCCTCGCGGCTGTCGCTGCTGGATGAACGGGACTCCTGGCGGGTGCTGCAAGACTGGCTCATCGAGAACTTCAATCAGGTCGTCTTCGAGAAGTGGCTCGACATGGCCGTTCTGAGCGGCACGTTGAACCTTCCCCGCTACGAAATCGACCCGACGATGTACCGGCAGCCGCGATGGATGCCGCGTGGCTGGTCCTGGGTGGACCCGCAGAAGGAAATCAACGCTTACAAAGAGGCGGAAAAGGCGGGGTACATCACCAAGTCCCAAATCATCGCTGAATCCGGTGGAGACATCGAAGAAGTGATGCAGACCCGTCGCCGCGAACTGGATCTGGCTGAGAGTCTGGATCTGGCGTTCGACACCGACGGCGCACCCCCGGTGCAGGAAACGACGCCTGCTCCGATTCAGGGGACAGAACCATGACATACACTGAAACCATGAAACTCGGCAAACTCACGCGGGCGGCAGCGTTTTCCGAGCCGCAAGTCGATAGCGATACCCGGACGATGACGTTCTCGTTTTCGTCAGAGTATCCCGTTGAACGGTGGTTCGGGACAGAGGTTCTGTCTCACGACCCCGGCGCGGCTAATCTCGCCCGTCTCAACGACGGGGCTCCGCTGCTGTTCAATCACAACATGGATGAGTACATCGGTGTTGTGGAACGCGCATGGCTTGAAGGAACCCGAGGCTACGCCACGGTGAAATTCAGTCAGAACGAGCGTGCCCAGCAGATTCTGCAAGATGTCCAAGACGGCATCCTGCGGAACGTCTCCTTCGGTTATCGAGTCAACAAGATGGCCGAAGAAGACAAGGGCTCCTATCGCGTCAGTGATTGGGAGCCTTTGGAGCTAAGTCTGGTCACCGTACCTGCGGATCCGACCGTCGGAATCTCGCGGTCGGACGATGGCGAGGCTACCGACGTTGAGGTGACGCCCCTGGTGGAGCCCGACGACGAACCCCCGGCAGCCGCCGACAATGTAAACGAACAACAGGAAACCGAACGCATGGAAACCCCTGACGTTTCTGTTATTCGGGCCGAAGCGGCGGAAGCCGAGCGGACCCGTATCGCCTCCATCAACGCACTGGGCGAGAAGTTCAGCCAGCCCGACCTCGCTCGTCAGCTGATTGAGTCCGGTCGCTCCCTGGATGACGCCCGTGCTGCTTTCCTTGACAAGATGGAAATCCGCACCGAGCCTGTCGGTCGGTCTGCTCATCTGGACCTGACCGAGAAGGACCACAAGAACTACAGCCTCATCCGCGCCATCCGCGCCAGCGTCACCAACGACTGGACCAAGGCTGGCTTTGAACTGGAATGCTCCCGCGAAATCGCCAGCCGCACCGGTCGCGAGACCAGCGGTTTCTTCGTGCCGATGGAACTGCGGGCCACCTACAACACCGGCACCGCCACCCAAGGCGGCAACCTCGTTGCCACCGACCTGCTGGCTGCCAACTTCATCGAAATCCTGCGCAACCGCGCAGTGGTGATGAACCTCGGCGCGACCATGCTGAGTGGTCTGGTCGGCAACGTCGATATCCCCAAGCGGACCGGCGTGACCAGCACCTACTGGGTTGCTGAAGGTGCTGACATCACCCAGAGCGAAGGCACCTTCGGGAAGATTTCTCTCACCCCGAAGACTGTCGGCGCTCGGTCCCAGATGACCCGCCAGATGATGCAGCAGGGCACCCCTGATATCGAAGTGCTGGTGCGCAACGATATCCTGGCCCAGATGGCTCTGGCCCTCGACTCCGCTGCTCTCCAAGGCACCGGCTCCAACGGCCAGCCTCGCGGCATCCTGAACCAAGCTGGCATCAACAGCGTGGTGGGCGGCACCAACGGTGCAGCCATCACCTTCGACCACATCATCGACCTTGAAGGCTCCATCGATGTGGACAATGCGCTGGAAGGCAGCCTGTACTACCTGACCAACGCGAAGGTCATCAACGCCCTCAAGAAGCTGAAGTCCACCACTGGCGAGTACCTGTGGAACGGCACCGACAACCCGCTGACTGCTGGCACCGCTGGCAGCATCAACGGCTACCCGGTGGCCCGCACCAATCAGGTTCCCAGCAACCTGACCAAGGGTTCCGCCAGCGGCGTCTGCTCCGCTGTCGTGTTCGGCAACTTCAGCGACCTGATTGTGGGTAACTGGGGCGTGCTGGAAGTCCTGGCGAACCCCTACGGTGCTGGCTACAACAGCGGCTCCGTGGACATCCGCGCTATGCAAACCATCGACATCAACGTGCGTCGGCCTGAGTCCTTCGCCGTGATGACCGATGCTCTGACCAGCCTCTAATAGGGGATGGGGCCGGGTAACCGGCCCCCTTTGACTGACATGGCACAGTACAAAATTCGCGACGGCTTCTACGTCTTCATCGATGAGAACAACGACTTCGGTCCTGGCGAAGTTGTTGAACTGACCGAGGAGCAGGCGAAGCTGCATCTGCACAAGCTGGAGCCCGCCGAGGCTCCCAAGCGCCAGCGAAAGGCTGCTGCTGACGATGGCGCTGAGTGAAGACCTATCGGTGTTCCTCGCTGACTTCGGCGTGTCGGTGACTGCCGGGGCCGTGTCTGGCCTCGGCATTCTCGATATGCCGACCGAGGTGATTGCAGCAGGTCAAGTGCTGTCCACGGACTACGCTCTGACCTGCCGTGCTGACCAGTTCGGCCACCTGAAGTACGCCGACTCCGTTACCGTCGCTGGGGTCGCGTATACCGTCCGCGAGACGCGCCTACTGGACGACGGTGCTTTTGTTGAAATCGCGTTGTCGAAGGTGTGATATGGCTACTGTTCGCTCTGCTTGGGTCGTTGAGTCTTTACAGACACTGACCGCCGTTGGCGCTACCAACCCCCTAGAAATATCTGGGACGAACAGCACCTTCCAGGTGACAGTTTCCGGCATCGGCACGAATGTTGTCATCCGGCTTGAAGGTTCTGTGGATGGCGTCGGGTATTTCAACCTGAATGACGCAGGGACCAACTACACAATCACAGCGAACGGCACCTACGGTTATGGGCTTGGTGCTGCCTGCCCGGTCAGGTTCGTGCGTCTGGTAC